CTCTGCCGCCATCACCTTCAGCCTTAGTGCCGGATGCGTCAACGTTTACCGTGACATTCATGGATGACGCTGCACCTGATGTTTCAACACCTAAGCGGCCTGAAGGTCCACGGCGAAGTGGAAGGATTGCCTCTGGGCCAGCTTCCCCGAGGAGCCCAGTGGCAGCCGTGCCACCGTTAGCGAACTGGAAGAGGGTTGGTTTGTTGACGATGCCGCCGTAGGCGAAGGGAACAATGCCGTTCTTGCCAAACGCACCACCCTTGGCAGCCATATAACTAGGCATGGTAAAACCTGGCAGGTTGAAACCACCTGAAGGGCCGCCAAAATCAAACCCAGCACCTGCTCCTGCAGCTGGGTTAATAGCACCAAGGATTTGCATGATCACCTTCTGAATCGTCAGCTGTAGAATCATGCGTGCGGTATCACGCAGAATTGATGCAGCAAATTCTTGGAAGTTAGCGGTCCCAGTCGTGACCAGGCTGAACAGTGCATCCTCCAGGCCCTTTACGCCGGTTTGCGTTAGCTGCGCTGTTGCTTCACGCATGGTGCCCACGCTCTCCACATACTTAGATAGGCCTTCGCGGAAGCCGGTTCCAACACTTTGGTTGTAGTTTTGATTGGCGATATAGGCTTCGTTGAGTAGTTGGATGTATGTGCGTAGGTTTTCGTTGTAAGCGCTTTGCGTGGTGTTTATTCCCTCTAATAGTCTATTACGATCTTCTGTAGTTATATCTGTGCGTGCCAGCAGCTCAGTCCTCCGCAGATCAAACGCGGCGTTAGCTTTGTTCAGCTCTAGACGTTTCTGTTCGAGGGAGAGTTCGAGTTCGATGCGTTCGGGGGAGAAGCCCTCGTAGCTGAGTCGGTTCTTCAGGGCTTGGAGTTGGTTGCTTTCGGTAAGGGCTTGGTTTTGTTCGCGTAGGTTTTGTGTGATGGATATGGTGAACTTCTCGGCTAAGGCGGCGGCTTCGGCTGCTTCGTTCTGCTTGATAAGGGCCAGGTCTGCCTCGGCCTTCGCAACGTCTGCCTGCTCAACACCTGCTTTGCCGCCCTGCTTGATGGCCCGGAGCTGCTGGGCGCCGACGCCGGTTGGCAGCTTGGTAGCGCCCAAAGTGCGACCTTGTTGTAGGGCAGTGGTAATGGAGTCGAGTGCGTTCCAGGCATCTGCTGTTGTCGCACCGGCTTTAGGATTGACATGTGTAGTGGCGTGTGCACCGAACGCACGCCCAGTAATACCCTGTGTACCTAACGAGCCGCCTGCAGGTACTTTCATGCCTGGGGCAACATCAATTTGCCCAAAATGACCAACTACCATTTCGTATTTCTTGCCACCTAACTCAAATTCTCCTGAAATCCAGTTGCCATACCCTTTTCCTTTGGGACCAGCACCACGCCCTTGAAAGCCAGTTCCTGTGATGGTCAAGGCTACAGGTGTGCGGACGGGGGCACCCAGGCCTCCAGGATGCACAATGTCGTACCCAGTGCGCTCTGCGTCCGGATCCCTCACTCGCCTACTAAAAGCACCAGGCTTGTACGCCCCAGTGCCGCTTACCGATGGCGGCATCTGGCCGCTTAAGGCGGCGCGTGCAGCAGCTGAGCTGGCCGCACGCTTGGCGTCTTCTACTGCCCGCTCGGCGTCGAGACGGCGCTCGGTAAGTGCTCTGAGGTCTTGCTGGAATTGGTAGAAGTTCGACAGGATGTCGCGGCTTACACCTGTTTCCTTTGCAATTCTGTTCTGTGCCTGCAGATCGCTTAGGTTTTTCTGGAGTTCGTAGCGCTTACGGTCCAGCTCGACGCCGTGCTTATAGATCGTGTCCTCAAGACGGAGCCGCTGGTCTAGCTCAGTCTCGGCCAAGCGCTGCTGGTGCGCCGCGATGCTATCAGCATCACTTTTCGCCTTCTTGGCTGCTTTGTCCTTGTCCTTATCGGCCTCCTTAGGAAGAATAAAGTTTGTAAGTGCTCCGCTGACTGGCGGCTTGGTCGCCGCCTGTGCGCGTTCGCCTGCCTGTATGTTTCTTTTTAACTCAGCGTATTCGTTCTTTAGACGAGCTAAGTCTGCTCCTTTTGCAGATCTTGCGGCAGGCCGCTCTCTTTCTCGTAGACTTATTTCTTGCTGTAATTCTGCCAATTTTTTATAACCGCCCGCAAGTGCTTTTGGATCGCCTGTAGCCGCCTTGGCGCCCAATTTTTGTGTGGCGGATCTGTAATTGTTAAGTGCGACTACAGCTGCAGTAACACCCGCTGCTAAGGCAAACCACGGGTTTATTGCAGTTATTGCATTTAATGCAATCATCTGCACCTTTGCGGCGGCAGCAGCAAGAGACAAACCTCTAAGCGCTCCAGCGGTGGACATAAACGCTGCTGCAAGATTTAAGCCGGCGAATGCTGCGGATGCAGCTTTTAGGGCAACAAAGCCGGCGGTAACTAGGCCGAGCTGGAGGGCGAGGGTGGCTAGGCGAGAGGCAGTCTCGTTTTCGATAAGGAACTCGAAAGCTGAGGCTATGCCTTTAAGAGCACTAACTACGGAAGGTGTAATTGTTGTTATGAAGTCGGCGAATGCGGTTTGGAAGGCGGCACCTATGGGCTGAAGCGCGGAGCCAACGGCGTCGCGCATTTCGTTGATGGCGACGGTCAGGCGAGCACCGGCTTCTTGGCTGGAGCTAGCCATGACCAGCGCGGTGTTGCTGTATCTATCACGCAGTATTTCGAGGAACTTCATTAGGTCATTTAGACCTACCTGGCCCTGCTGGAGTGCTTTCTGGAGTTCGGGACCAGTACGACCGGAGGCTTGGGCGAACAGGGTGAAGGTGCCGGGTAGGCGTTCTGCGATTTGGTTGAGTTCTTCGGCGCTGACCTTGCCTTTCGAGAAGACCTGGGTCAGAGCGAGGAGGGCGCCATCGACCTGCTCGGCGTTGCCGCCTGTAGCTTTGATGGCCTCGCTGACGGCGCGGAAAGCGAAGGCCGAATCGTTTACCGTTCCACCTGCCCCCAGCACGGCGGCGCTGAGCCGGGTCATGCCTTGGATTGCGGTCTCCTGTGGAACGTTGAGCTGTTGTGTAGCAGCCGTGGCGGCGGCCATCGCGCTGCTGTAGGCATCTTGGGTGCCCACAATTCCGCGCAAGGCGATCTGCAGCTTGTCGATCTGGGCTGAGTAGTCAGTGGTTGCCGCAAGCTGCTGGCCGAACATGCCGATCTGGGCGCCGTAGGCGGCGCCAGCAAACGCACCACCCACTCCGCCTACCGCTAAGCCGCCAAGGCCGCCGACCAGGCCGGCCGGTCCACCGAAGATGCCGCCGCTAAGTGCTGCACCGACGCCCTGAGCGAGCTGCATTCCACTGAGCCTGCGGCTGGCGCGTGTAGACAGGCGCTCAGATCGCATATCTACGTCTTGAAGCCGGTTGGTGAGTTGCTTGAACTCGCCGTTTGTTGCTGGAATCTCGTTGCGTAGATTTGAGAGAGCTTCGCGCAGATTTCCGAGCGAGTTGATGCTTCCTGTGTTGGCCCTAGTGGCTTTGTCTACGGCTGCCCGTAGGTTCTCCATGCGCGTGCGCTGCTGCTCAATGGCTTCTGCATTGGCGCGACGGGCGTCGCTTTCCGCTATATAAGTTCGACGTGCGCGGTCTGCCTCTTCTGGCGTGGCTACGGGCTGTAAGCGTTCCTGTTCTCCGGGGAAACGCACACCGCCGACACCGCTGCCCGGAGCAAAAATCTGCTGGACATTGCCTGTAGCCCTTCCCACGCGAACATTTTCGCCGCTGTATTGAAGACCTGTGCCGGGGGCGCTGGTTTGGCCGGCGGCAGGCAGGAGCAGAGGGGTTCCGCTTACGCCTTGGCGCACGCGCTGACCTAGTTCGGCAAGTGCGGCCTCCTGCTGGCGTACCATTCCTCGGTTGAGGTAATTATTTCTGATGCGTGCATTGGCTGCGTTCTGTTCGGCAGTAGCGGCCTGCGCAGCCATATCACCAACATGGCGGTAACTATCACCGAGTCGGTTCAGTTGTTGAGTTAGTTGGCGAGCGGTGCTTGCATTCTCGACGTAGTGTCTCGACCCCTCAGCTGTGGTGGTATCTAGCTGCTCCATCTCGGCGCGGAGAGCGGTTATGGCTTCTCTTATGTTTTGCGCGGTGCTTGCTGTGGTGCCAGTACGCAAGCCCATTACAAGAGATTGCGCAAAGCCAGGCGTAACGGCGGCTAATTCGCGCTGCACAGCCGCAATACGCATTGCCACACTAAGATACTCTACACTATTGCGTGTAGTAAATGCTAAATCTTGCTGAAGTTCTTTTAATTTTTGAGACCATGCCGCCGTTACGTTCGGCATTTCTTCAAGCGATTTGCCTTCGAATGTGGCAAACCGTTTTATGTATTCAGGGTCTTGGCGTATAGATGCTGTTTCCGTTATTTTGCGGCGCTCTAAGATGCGTGGCGCCCCAGATAGCTGGTTGAGGCGCTTCTGGGCTACAGCTAATTTTTCGGTGGAGGCGGTGTTCTCGTCCAGAATGCGCTTATAATTATTCCACGCATTTAGCACTTTATCAGGTGCTACAGCGAGAATCTGAGTAAGCGATTTGTAGTGCTCTCTATTGCCCTTAGTTCCAGTGTTTAGTGTATCGGTGAGTTTATTTATGTCATTGCTCAGTTCACGATGTACGTTGCCGTTGAGCGATGCTTGCTCCCTAAGCGTTTGCAGAGACTTTATGTGCTCTTTTATAGATGTAGCGGACTGTGAATGAGCTGCGGCCTCATCTAAAATTATTTTGCGTAATGACTGAATCTGCGTATCAGTGAGTCGAGATTCTTGTCGGAGATCGGATAAGTCTTTGTTCAGCTTTTGCCATACATCGGATCCGCGCCGCGCTTCGTCCAGCAGTGCGCTGAAGGCGTCGGTAAGTCCCTTATTTACGCGAGTGGTGTTGCCTAGCTCGCTTTTTAGCTCAAGTAGGCGCTCGCGTGTGTTGTTTAGTTGAGTGTCTGTGGCACCAGTTACCCGCGTCAGCTCACGGAAGGCACCGCGCAGTTTATTTAGCTCTTCAAAGCCTTCTATACCGAGCTTTACAGTTATGTCTTCAACTTGCCTCGCCACGCTACTTATCCTCCTTCGACTTATTCAGCTCGCTCAGGGCCGCCGCTTCCATCTTGCGTAAGTCCTCCAGCATGGTGGGGCGGTCCTGTACGCAGTATAGGTCGAAGAGACCGCCCTGCATAAGCAGCACTTCGTATTTCAGGCCTAAGTAGCCTGCCATTGTTGTGTTCCATTGCGTTTGCATACGCAGGAACATAAGTAACGTATCCCAGTTCTCGTCCCACACAACATAGGCATCGTCGTCTTCCGACTTCGGGGCGGCAGGAAGGGCGAGCCCAAAGGCCTTGGCGTCATCCTGCGTTTTGTCCTCAACCTGCTTACCGCCTCGGGCCCAGCAAACGGCGGCGCCGGTTAGTTTCCCTCTTTCGCTCCATCAAAGGTTTCGGTGTAGGCCTTGAGGACACCGCGTACCCAGTAAGGGTCGTCAGCAAATTCGGTAAGTGCTTCGATGGAGAAGGGCACGTCGGTGGCATCCTCGTCGGTGATGCCGTTCCAGCCCAGAACTGTGGCTTTGAGGAGCTGGAGATCGCCCTTCTCGCTGAGCTTGCCGAACTCCTTACGGCCCAGGCGCTTGAAGGTGATGTCGAAGGTGCTGGTGTCGAAGGTGCCACCATCGGCGGGCTCTTCGATGGTTACGGGCCACTTGAACGTTTTGACCTTCTTCCGAACAAATGCCATAAGCTGCGCAGCTGCGCTAAGCGGGTGCATTTGCAGTATAGGCTGCGTAGTTGCGGCGTGGCTAAGCCGCCAAGCAGCTAAGTGCTTAGCGGCGTGATGGTGGGGCAGCTTGGCGGCGTGGCAGCTTAGGCGAAGATGAGGCGGAACTCGTCGTTGCCGGCTGTGGAGGGAACAGCGGTGTAGGGAAGGGAGAGCATGTGGATGCCGTCCTGATCGGAGTAGGAGGGATCGCCGATGTCTACGCGGTTGGAGATCATCGAGACGATGTTGCCGGCTGTGGTGCCGTGGATGAAGGTGAGATCGCCGAGGGTGCCGTCGGTGAGGGCGGCGGTGAAATAGTCCTTGGTGGCGATGGTGGGGGCTTCGATGACGACGGTGCCGGTGCTGGCGCGGTCGGTGAGCAGCACTTCCTTAGTGCAGCCCACCAGCTCGCGGTAGACGATGGTGTTGCCCACTTCCATGGCGACGGACTGGAGGCATCCGCTGTAGCCAAGGAGGTTGAAGGCGCCGCTGTTGCCGGCCTTGAAGATTTGGGGGGTGGCTTGGTTGGCGTAGGTGGGGGTTGGAGCGGCGGTGTCCGTAGGAGCGCTGTAGATCCCGGTCATCGTGAAGTCGATGGTGGGGATTTCGCCTACGGCGGTGTTGAGCGAGAACGTTCCACGGCAGCCCGTGGCTTTGTGCAGCACACCATCGATGTTGTAGTGGATGGTGACGGAACTGAACGCGGAGCTTACGGGGGTGTAGAGGGTGTGGGCGTCGATCGAGTAGGCGCTGGTGTTGTCTGGCGTGACGGAACCGTTCACGGTACGAAGCGTGGCGACCTTGGTGGAGCCGACGTAACCGGTGATCAGTGCCACTGTGCCGGAGCCTGTGCCAGCCGTGATGCGGAGGATCTGGTTCTTGTAGAAGTCGTTGACTGCGCTCGCGCCTGCAGCAAGGGTGATGCTGTTGAGGGCGCCCGCAGTGGCAGTGCCGGTTACGGCGGGCGTTACGGCGGTCTCGGCCAAGCCGCACGCCTTGAGCACCGAACCGAAGCGTGGAGCGGTGCCAGCGGTGCCGCTTCCTGCGAGTTCGACGCTGAAGGTGCATTCAACGCGAGTGTTGGCCAGCAGCTGCTCGGATGCGCCGAGGTAAGGGCGTACCAGGTCGCGGCTTACAACGTCGCTCTGCAGAGGCGTGATGCTGAGGTCGCGGACCAGGATGGCGTCAGCGGCGCCGGGGTTCGGATCGGTGCCGTACTGCGACTCAATTTCGGCCAGGATGAGGCGCTTGCGAGTAAGAAGGGCCATTGAGATTCACCGCTTAGGGGGCAGAAGGCTTGGTCCGCTGCACAAGGGTGCGGATACCTGTTGCTGGATCGAGAGTGTACGAGCCACCCTGTCCGCTGTATTCATCAATAAGCGTAGGTGGTGCGGGTTCTACTTCTTCGCTGAGTGGCGTGGGGGCGTCGCTGAGTGGCGTGGGGGCGTCGTTGCTGGGCGGCATGGGGGCGTCGGAAGGCTGGGCCGTGGCGCGGGCCATAGGCTGCGGAGCGGATAAGTAGAGCTTAGGTAATGGGAGTGCTAATAAGTGCGGTAACGCGACTTAGGGCGCTTGAGAGAGATCGTTGACCTTTGTGCGGTAGAGGACGCGGTAGGTGCAGAAGATTACGCCTACGGGAGTGTCGGCGGCTTCGAGGGTGAACTCGGTGGAGACCGGTTGGATGTCGATTGCTAAGCCGCCAAGGCTTAGGTCGGCCATAAGTTTTGCGTGCAGAGACTCGATGATCGGATCGGCAGCCTGATCGGGAACGGTTGCTCTGACTATGACTACGACTCGTACCGTTAAGTTGTGGTCTAAGGTCGGTAGTGAGGTGTTCTGTGTTGTGTTATCACTTACCGGCTCGATAATTAGGGCGCTGGATTCGGCGCGGGCCACCGGCTCGACACGACTGCGGTAGATGCGCGTACCAACGCCGGTAGTGCCTGTTAGCTGGCTGGTAAGCGCGACCAGGATTTGTTCGCGGCGTGTGGCCATGCGCTTACACCTTTTGTAGGGCTATTTGTACGAATGCCCCATCGGTTATTTGGATGGTGTTACGCACTTTGTAAGCTACGCCATTAACCCGTACAGATGAGTCGTAGGCGAGATTCCCAAACTTAGAGGCTTCGCAGGTAAGGGTGTATTCGGTGGTGATTACTTGGTTGTCAACAATTAGTTCGCTGGGCATGTCGAGGATGCCCAAGCCGGAAACGGCGCCAGCTGTGACGCTGACGCCGAAATCGGCCAGGTAGATCGTGGGGTCGTCAGTGAGCACAGGGCCAGCACGCGGAGGGGAGTGCGGGGCTTACTGATACTTCTTGACGCCGACGCCGACCACAGAGACGATGGAGCTGGCGGTGCCGGTCTCCTCGTAGATGTTGACGCGCACGTAGCGCTTCACGTCGTCCTTGGAGATCGTGACCTTGTTGAGGTAGGCGGCGTTGCCGATGTCGGCGAACGCACCACCAGTGATGGCGGTGAAGTTGGCGGCGCTTTCGTCGCTGTGCTCAAGGCGCACCTTGAGGGCGTGGCCGTCGCCTGCGGCGGTGGCTTGCATCACGAAAACGACGTCGCCGTCATAGCCGAGCAGATCGACGCTGGAGGCGGCGGTTACGGCGGTGACGGTGGCGGGGGCGAAGGCTGCAAAGGTTTGCAGCGCCTCGAAGTTGCGTTGGCTGAGGGCCATGACTACTCCTTGGGAGATGTGGACTTGGTACGCCGGGTGAGGCGCGGGGAAGTTACCGAAGGCTGCTCAATCGCAGGTTCTGACGCGGGCTCGGCAGGCTGAGGGGCCTGGGATGGCTTGGCGCGTCCCAGGCCGGTCAGGAGCTGGCCATCGCTGATGCTGAGATCGAGGATCTCCCCGGCAGAGCGGGGAGTTCCGGCGACCATTACGTCAGTTGTCAGCTCGTACCAGGGCATCAGGCGTTACCGGAACCGAAGACGAAGGCGGCGGGGTTGCGGACTCCGAAGTCCACATCCTGGAAGGCCACGATGCGGGTGGTTCCCTTGGTGGAGTTTGTATAGGGATCCACGGTGACATCGACGCCAGACCAGAAGCCGAAGATGGCTTGGGAGAAGTCGCCGAATAGCACATTGGAGCCGACGAGCTGGTTGCTTACGCGGGCGGCGTAGCCGTTGACCTCGTTGTTCTCCCAGATCATCATCTCGCTGTTGGTGTTGCGGAGCGTCTGCTTGAGGGCGCCGCGCACGTGAGCGTTGCCCACGTAGAACATCGAGGCAACGTCGAGGTTGCTCACGGAGACGGTGGTCTCCATGTTCACGTAGTCGGCGAAGTTGCCGAAGTAGTAGGTGACGCCCCCGATGGACTTGTTGGTGTTGGCGTCGCTGGTGAGGGTTTCGGTGCCCACGCCAGTGATGTTCTTGAGGCCGAGGAGGGCGGAGGCGCCGCCGAGGCCGTAGACAGCGGAGGAGTCGATGGCGAGGGCGATCGACTCGGCGAGGTCAGCGCGGACCATCGCTTCCACGTCCATGGACTGCTGGATCATCAGCCGGCGGGTGATGTCCACGTAACCGCCCAGGGATTTGGGGGTCATGGAGACTTGGCCGAGGGTGAGGTTGGTCTCGCTGACGGCCACGTCCTCCCCGACCCAGTAGGCGGTGGTGTTGCCGGTCTTTTTCGGGATATCAACGTTGCCGACCAGGCCGGTGAGGGTGGTGACGTTGAGGCCGAGCAGGGCGGAGCGGTTACGCACCAGGTCGATGAAGGAGCCGGTGAGCAGCTGGGTATCGACCACGTAGCCGCCGGCAGAGGCGGTGCCTACGGATTGGGGGGCGCGGAGTTGGGGCGCGGCCATCACGTCCCAGGGCATGACGACGCCACGGGCGGCGCGGCCCAGCTTGGTTTCGGCGGCCTTGGAGCACTCCAGCTCGAAGGAGGCAGCTTCACGGGCGCTGCGATCGGACGGATCGGCCAGGTGGCGGATCACGTTCATCAGGCTGTAGCGCTTGACCTCTTGGGGGGTCAGGCCGATGGAGGCGGCGCCGTCATCGTGGACGCGTCCCTGGAACTCGGTGCGGGTGCGGCCGAGTTGCTTCAGGACAGCCTCGCGGGCTTGGTCGAGGGAGGCGTCGGTGTCGATGAGGTGGGTGGCCAGATCGGCGCCGACTTGGTGTTGGTCGCACATGGCACGGATGGCGGCAACACGCTCACGCTCGGACTGCCGAGCGGCGGTTTGCACCTCCTGGACGTTGATGGATTGTTCCATGGAAGGAATTGCTTGGGGGGTGTCAGTTCCGCGCTCGGCGGTCTGCTTAGTTTGAAGTGTAGAAGATTCGGGTTGATGCGTTTCTTGTACGGGCACGGATGTTGGTTCTGTTGGTTCGGTGGAACTTAATGCGCGGCCTAGGCCGACGCTCTGGTCAGCTGGGACGCTGACGGATGACACCTCCAGTACGTTCCAGCGTGTTACTTGCATATCGCCGTTAGTTGCTTCGCGTACGTCGTTGATTTCGTAGGCGAAGGATACGTTGCGGACGATGCCGGTTTCGATATCGCGTCTGCGCTTGTACTCCTCGGTGCCCTTTTCGGTGGTGTTGGGGCTCCATTTTGTTTTGACGTAGAGGCGGCGGTCGTCACCGAGCCAGGCTTTCTCGGCGACGCCGAGAACTACGTCGCGGTTGTGGTTCCAGAGCCAGGGGCCGCCATCGTTCATGCGGGCCAGGTCCATGGACTCGGCGTCGTGCAGCAGCACCTCGCGGCCCCACCAACGCTCCACGGGTGCTTCGGAGCTGAAGCTGAAGGTGAGCCCCGTGGCGTCGGTGTCCTCGATGCGGAGTCCTTGGGGGGCTTCGCGGCGGTGCACCTCCTTGCTAAGTGCCTTGACGTCGATAGCAGTTGCGGTCTCCATGGACTTACCGGTAGCGGGCTCGAAGAGGATGGGCTTGTAATCGTGTTCGCCTAGCCAATCTTTGGCTTCACTCACTGTAAAGCGGGCAGCATCGAACCTTAGTGCCTGTAATTGCACCGGCTCGTTGCCGCTTATTCCGTAGATTGCGTCGATGCCCTGGCCGAACTCATTGGCACTGCGCCGAAAGCGCTCGAATTGGTCGGGGTCGAGTAGGCGGGCGGCGTGTTCGTTGGGGTAAGGGCGTTGCTCTAGGTTGCGCGGCTCGGCGCCCCGTTTATCGTCGTCCTCGTCATCCGCGCTGCTTAGCGGATTTATTTTGCGCAGCGTGGAGAACTTGTGGCCTACGAGGGTTTCGGTTTCGTTCCAGCCGTCGCCGCTGGGGCGGTAGATGCGGATTAGGGCGGCGGGATCGTCGGGGGTGGCGGTGATGCTGAAGTCGCTGTCGGGGATGCCGAGCACGCCCTCGCGCATGATGTGCTCGATGCGGCCCCGGGCCGTGCCACCTGAGCTGTTCCACGCCACGAAGTCGCCCTCGCTGAGTGCGCCGGGGGCTGCCCGCAAGCTGCTTGGCGGCGTGGGGGCGGTGCGGTCTTCGGCCTGTTTGATGCGGTCGGAGAGGCTGTCGCTCCAGCGTTTGCCGGGGTCGCCGCCCCAGGCGGCCCAGGCGACCCGACCGGGGGAGGGGTAGCCGGCCTCGCCGGGGCTGAAGCCTTCGGCCTGCTTGTCAACTTCGTGGCGGGCGAACCACGCGCTCATGGTGATCACGGTATCGGGGCTTAGCTCGTTGCCACTGAGGATTTGGGTGGCGCGGGTGCTGGCTACGTCCGTCCCACCCGCTTGGCCCTCGTCCTTCCAGGCGCGGTAGCGCTCGGCCTCCTCCCGCATACCGCTGGTCGGCGTGAGGTCAATTTCGGTGCCGTTCACGTTGGCCATGAGTTGCGGGGCGGTAAGTGGAGCGTAAGTACGTGGTGTGGGGGTGCAGTTGCGTGAGGGCTTAGGGGTCGAGGGGTGTGGTGGCGCGGGCCAGGCGACTTAGGTCGGTGCGGAGGCGGATGGGGGGTTCGGAGGCGTCGAGGTGGAGTTCGATTGAGTCGTCGGGCGGATAGTCGGCTTCGAGGTCTTCGGCGAAGTCGATGGAGCGGTTGGGCTGGGCTGGGGTGGCGTTGCCGTTGCCGTTGGGGGTGGTGTTGCTCGGGGTGTTGGTGTTGGGGCGGCGGAGGCCGAGATCGACCTTGATTTCGTTTTCCTTGCTGATGGTGGTCATCGTGCTCATGAAATCGTTGCCGGTGTACTCCATGATTTGCTCGGCGTGGGTCTGGAGTTGGAGGGCGCGGGCTTGCTCCATCGCCTTCATCTCCTTAGCGGGATCGACCCAGCTCCAGGCGCGGGCCTGCCAGTGGGGGGTGTTGTAGCGGTCGGGGCGGGTCCACACATCGGAGAACATGGGCATGGGCAGCTCGGTAAGCGCTGCGGCCATGAGCCACTCCTCGAATATGCGCTGGTGTACTTGTTGGATGAGGATCGACTGGATTACGCGCCAGTGATCGCGGTCCTCCAAGATGCTTAGGCGGGAGCTGCTGTAGTTGGTGTCGGAGAAATCGCGGCTGATGGTTTCGTAGGAGCAGCCGTAGCCGGCGGCGAAGCGGCGGGCCAGGGTGCGGACCACCGCTTCGTACTGGCCGTCGTCGGGGCCGAAATCGGGCGGGATGGCGGTTTCGCCGGGCAGGAGGAAGTTGTAGGAGCCGGGCTCGGTGTTCCAGAGGCGTTTGTCGCCTTCGAGGGCGGGACTGCCGTCGGTGTTGAGGCTGCCGAATTGGTCGGGCTCGGGGGTCTGGATCCAGCCGAGGCTGTTGGCTTGGACGCGCTTGCGGGTCCAGTGGGCCTCCTCGTACTTGCCGAGGTTCCAGGAGGTGGTGATGACGGGGGCGAACCAGGGCACGCCGCGTGTCTGCCCTACGCGGTCAGGCATGTAGACGTGAATGAAGTCGGCGGCGTCGATGAAGAGGTGCTTGGCGGTGCCGTCGATGTAGGTGCCGAGTTCGGCGTCGCCGGGGTGCTTGCGGAGGATGGCGTAGCGGGTGGGGCGCCCCCACTCATTTAGCTCGACCCCCATACGCCAGTAGTGCTTAGGGCGATCGCTGACTCCCGTGTAGTCGTCGTCGATCTGGTCGGATTCGATTAGTTCGAGGCTGAGGGGCACCTTGCTGCGGCCCATGGGCTGGCGGACCAGGCGGATGCCGATCTCGCCGGATTCGGGGAGGGCGCCGACGATAGAGAGTTCGATGCCGTGGAAGCTGAGGCGGCCGGTGACATCGCAGGAGTCGGCGCGGCACCAGCGGTTCCAGGCGAGGCTTAGGGCGGTGTTGCGGCGTTCGTCCTTTTCTTGGCCGTTGGGGCGGAGGATCTGCGGCTGCATCTGGATGCCGCGTGGTCCGACGACGTTGATCTGGGTGGTGCGTTTGGCCTGGCGGGCGTAGGGGTTGTCGCGGACCAGCGCACGGCTGCGATTGCGCAGCACCTTGAGGCTGCCGCGCAGTTCGGCGTCGGCGCTGGTGTTTGAGGCCAGGAAGTCGGCGGTGAAGCGATTCCAGCGGGCAGCGTCATAAGCACGGCGCCCGTTGCGGACGACGTTGAGCTGAGTGCGGAGCCAGGTGCGCAGTCCCATGACGAGTTACTGGAAGCGGATGTAGAGGGAGCGGCCATCGCCTTTGCCGTTGGCCACGTTCTCGGCGAGCTTTTCGCGGGCGATGTCCGCTTTGAGGCGGTCGCGCCAAGCGATGAGCTGTGCGAGTTCGGCACGCTTGACTAGGCGGCCACCGGTAGGTGTGCCGATGCGGTATTCCTGAGCGCCGCTTACGAGGGCGCGGATTGCGGCCTCGACTGCGATGAGATCGGTTTCGGCTTGGCTGCGCAAGTCGAGGGCGGTGGCTTGGCCTGAGTAAGTCAGGGAGCGCAGAACAACTAAGCCGCCTGTTCTTTGTGTTGTTGGTTCGCTGTTACTGACACTTATGGCTTGGTAGTACCACTGGCCGAGGGCGAGGGCGGCGGTGGTATTGGCGGTGAGGGTGAAGTTCCACGTACCACCGCTGAGGGTGCCGGCTGCAGTTGCGCCCGACACATCGTTAGTGCGAAAGTAATAGGTGTAAGTGGTGGCGGTAAGTGCAGTGGTATCGGTCCACTTGACTGTATCGCCTGCGTATATTTGGGGCGGTAATGCCATTGCCCGTAAGCATTTTGTTTAAGTGTAGGTGGTAAGGGTTGCGTTGTTTTGTAAGTGGCGTGGCAACTTGGTAGCTGTGTGGTGTGGGGGCGTGAGGGCTTAGTGGCGTGGCAACTTGGTAGCTGTGTGGTGTGAGGGCGTGGGGGCTTAGGGGCGTTGGGGGCTTAGGACGTTGAAGGCGGCGGCGGAGCGGGGCTCGGGCGGCGGCGTGTCGGCGTCGCCGCTTAGGGGACGGAGCTTGCGTTCCAGCTGATCCCAGATGGTGCGGCGGTCGTAAAGCTGGTAGAGGCGGTGGAGGGAGGCGTAGGCGTAAACGAGTTCGTCGAGGGCTTCGTTGGGGGATGTGCTTTTCTTTACCCAGATGCGTTGTGGGTAGCCGTTTTTGTAGCGGAGGATTTGTTTTTCGGCGGTGAGTTCTTCGAAGTAGTCGAGGGGGGTGTTGGCGTGGAAGTGGAGGTAGCCGGCACCGGGTTCGTTGTGCTTTAGGCGGCCGAATAGGAGGGATTTGATGGCGTCGGAGCCTACTGGGAATACTTGGGCGCCTTTGCGTAAGATTTGGCCCTTGTGGTTGAGGTCCACCTTTGAGGGCTTGCCGATGGGGGGTTTGCCCTTGGTGGACATGCCCTTGATGGCGATGACGCCTTGGGCGGCGCGGTCGCGGGCGTAGGCGTAGACGGAGGCGGTGTGGTGGCCGCCGGAGTCGATGGCGCAGACGCTTACGCGGAAGTCGATGCCGTCTTCGCTGAGGAACGGCTTGCTGAGCACTTCGTCGAGCTGTTTCCAGACATCGGGGCGGGAGGGGTCGCCGTAGAGCTTGCTGCGGTCCACCAGCCAGGCCTCCTCTTCGCGGCCCCATGCCCAGACGCTGAGGCTGAGGCGGTCGTCCTGGCAGTCGCAGCCGATGGTGAGGGCCAGCGCGGAGGCGGGGATGATGAGCTGGGTGTAGGTCTCTTTGGCGGCGCGTTCCAGCAGAGCGGAGGCGCCGATCTTGGAGGCGTATTCGTCTTCCCAGACTTCACCTAGGACGGTGTTTACGAAGGTCTTTAGTTGCTCGGCATCGTTTTTGGATTCGAGGAACTCTTCGACGAGGTTCGACCAGGTGGCGTTGGGGGAGTAGGAGTAGGCGGCCCAGATGTGGAAGCTGATGTGCTTGCCGTTACCGGGGACGGTGGAGCGCCACTCGCCTTTTTCGACCATCCATCGCTTCTTGGAGTGGGGGATGAGTTCGTTGCAGGATTCGCATTTGTAGGTGGTGGTGAGGGGGTCGTTGTCGCTCCAGGTGAATTGCGCCCAGCGGAGGTACTGCATGTGGTTGCAGTGGGGGCAGGGCACGAAGTAGCGGCGTTGGTCGCCCTGGAGGAACATCCGCTCGATGCGGCTGAAGTCCTTGATGGTGGGGGTGGAGCCAGCGACGATCTTGCGGTTCCAGTAATACTCGGTGCGGCGGATGCCTAATTTGATTTGGTCGCCTTCCGTACCAGCGGAGGCGGGGTAGCCGTCTGTCTCGTCGAACAGGACTACGCGACGACTTACGCGCCGGAAGCCCCGTGGCGAGTTAGCCCCCACGAGACTTAGCGTTCCACCTGGAAATTGCTTTTGTAAAATCGTATTAGCACCGTCTTTAGCTTTAGCGTCACTAACCAATCCGCTTAAGCAGGGGGTGTCGCGCAGCATGGGCGCGATCTCTTCCTTCGAGTAGCCCTGCGCATCTTCGATGGTGGGCTGCACCAGCATAATTGGGCAGGGATCTTGGTGTATGTGGTAAGCGATAACGTGGTTGAGAATCTTGGAATAGCCGACGCGAGCGGACTTCATCAGCGTTACCTGCTCAATTAGCGGGTCGCTTATGGCATCCATGATGCCTTTTTGGTAGGGGAGGGTGTGCCAGCGCCCGCCTTCAGCGCTGCTCTCGGCGCTGAGATAGGCGTAGGTGTCGGCCCACTCGCTGAGGGTCAGGCGGCGGGGAGGCTTGAAGGCGGAGTAGGCGGCGTGTTCGAGGCGTTGCAGTGATGAAAGTTGTAATGCAGGGGCTAATTGGGTCATGTACGGGCGGGTGCTGCGGCTAAGTCTTCCAGGGTTTCGCGTACTATATCGTCTAAGATTGTGATGGCGCTGTTGTCTAGGTCGGGGATTCGCTGTTTGGCCTTAGTAGGTATGCCAAGTATCTTGGTACGAGCGATTGTGATGATTTCTACCCATTTTGACTCAATTTCTTCGGTTTTTACTAGGATTTCTTCTTTTTGCTTGCGTTCCAGCTCAAGCAGCTCCGCTTTTAGGTGTTCGGTGCGAGCGCGGGACTCGTTGTAGTCGGGAATTACCTCGTTTGTGCGTGCCAGCGACTCGTGTGAGGGTGTGGTGCTGGTTGGAGTGGGAGTGGGGTGTGCCTGGGAAGGCTGTTCGTGCGGACGTAGCGGAGTGCGCTCGACGGTTCCAGCCGGAGGCTTAGGCCCGCGTCCCACGCGCTTTTGAGTCTTGGCGGTCCACTCCTCGCGCATGGTGGAGGAGTTGATCAGCTCGCGGCCATCGCCTGTGCGTACCACCGATAGACGATTGGTGCGAATTGCTGCATACACGGCTTCCTTGGTAACTCCAAGTGCCCTAGCAGCATCTGCTTTAGAAATCAGAGCCATGGCGGTGATTCTAGCCTTGTTTGTAGGTCGGGAGCAAATCTTCGTGGTATGATGGCCGGTTTTGCTTTTTTACGGGTAAGGGTAGGTGTGTCGTTATAGATAGCGAAACAACTTTCGCGGGACGTGCCTAGATGATAATTGCGATACGAAACCCCT